GTCCGTCGCCAGCGTAGCATTGGCAGTCGAAAGCGCGCTGGCCGTAGCCGCCGCCGCCGTCGTCGCGGTGCCAAGCGCGGTGGTGTCGGCGCTGACAACCGCATTAGCGGCAGTCAGAGCAGCCGCAGCGGCCACGGCATTTGCCGTCGCCGTCGCTACTGAGTCGGCCGTGACAAGCGCCTCCGCATTGGCGATCATCTGCGCCCACGATAAGCCGGGGATTTGGCACACACCTTCGGGGCGCGCGAGCGTCGAGTTTGTTTCTCCCGACAACGAAACGCCAAACAGCGTCTCTTGAAATGTCGGGTTATCGTCGCGAATCGGGATCATCAACTGCTTGATGGTGTCGCCCGGCGCATAGGTGAGCGATCCTGTTGTCGCCGTGTAGTCGCCTGGGTGGAAGGCGGTTATGTCGACGGTCGAATAGGTGACGACAACCGGAAGCGGGCTCGGCTGTGACAACCTGACAAGGAAAATCGCCGTCCGCATTTACTCGCCTCGGTCAGTAGAAATCGGCCCGCGTGCGCGCATGAGCGCGTTGCTGGCCGCGAACATTGAAGGCGAAGTGCTTGTCGCAAGCCGCGTTGAATTGGCCCATATGGACTTGCGCGCCCTGCGGATCGTAGGTCGGCTGGCCAGGGATCATCTTGATGCGAGCGATTGCGCCGTCCGCGATCGGGCGAGCGAACTGATCGAACACGAAGTCAGGAACCACCGTCGCTCCCTCGGACGGGCGCAAGAACATACTGACGCGGAGATGGCCGTGCTGGGGCGCGAGAATAATCATCGAGCCAGCGGAGATTTGCGTGATGCAGAACCGTCCGTCGTTGCGTCGCTCTGACATTGGCGGGAGCGGAACCAATGGCGGCGGCGTGTAGCCGGGTTGCCATTGGTCTATGCTCGGATATTGATACTGTGGGGCCGCCTCTCCCTTGTAGCGCGGCGGCGGAATGTCCCATGCCGGGATGAGGCTGAATTGCTCGCGGCGGAGCTTGCGATTGTTGAACCACGCTTCTTCGATCTCGTAGACGCTCGCGCCCTTGATCGACATTCCGGCGAAGCGATGTCCTTCATCGCCTTCAAGAAACTGCTCGTCGATAACGAGCCGCCAACAGCGCGTGCGCTCGCATAGCTCTTGCGACGCCCCGAGAAGATACTGGATTGCCACCGGGTCTGACGTGCCGGGAACGAACGGCAGGACGAACGGTAGGAAGTTGCTGAGAAGCTTCACGCTGCGCTCCCCGGATTAACTGGAACCTTCGTGTTCGGATTGCGCGTCTCGTCTTTTGCTCTGACGCCGATTGCGCCCTGGAACTGCTGATAATGCGCTGCGGCGCGCGCGAGGCTTCCGGCGAACGACGAGTCTTTCGAGTAGGCGCGATACATGACGTAATCGACAAGCGCGCCCTTATACATATCGTGAATGTCAATCGGCACATCATAAGAGGCAATGGCCGTGCTCTGTGTAGCGTTCAGCACGATGGACGCGCCCGTTAGTGAGCCTATGCCCGCTACGGTGAGAAGCATCGCATTGGTGATGCTGATTGGCGCGGAATAGCCGCGACCGGCGTTAACGAGCGAGGCGCCAGTCAGCGCGCCAGCGGCGATCGAGAATGAAATTTCCCACGCGGTTCCGCCGACTGGTGGCGTCGCGTCGGATAGGGTGAATGAGCCTGTCGTTCCTCCGGCTCCCGGCGTCACCGTGCCGAGCGACAAAGCCAGCGGCCAGACTTCGGCGGGGATCGCCGAGGCGATCACTTCGACAATTCCGGTGCCGTCATTCCCCGGATAGACGTAGAAGGCGAACGGGTCGTCTTCATCGAAAATCACGTTGGCGACGATCGAGGTTTGCGGCGTGCAGTTCGAATCGTGCCAGTCGGGTGCGACTGCATCGAGAGTGAGGCGGTCGATGACGCGGACGACGCGCCCGCCGATGCGCGGCGAGTCTGCGTTCGTCTTGAGGTTCCGCACCACGCGGAGAACTTGGGCGTATGCCGGCGGGACGGTCTGATAGGTGCCGGCGACAAGAGGGAGAACGAGCGATTCCGAGAGCGCCGTTGGGTTCTGGAGAACGATCTCCCTCATGCCGTCGTTGAGCCAAGTGACAAGCTCAATCAGCGGCCAGCGGGTATTTGCGGTGTCCTGCAACAGGATCGAGGCGCGCTGCATTACCCAACTGGCGTAGGTGGTCATGGCGTTACGCCGCGTCGCGGAGCGCGGCGGCGATGGCCGCAACCTTCATGTTCTGCGCCGGCGGCGTGCCGAATTTTTCCTCATAGAGTTCGGCGAGCGCGGGGCGCTGCAAGCCGGCAAGGTTGGCGACTGGCGCGGGTTCATCGATGACGGGCTCGGCCGGCGCTTCCGGCTCTGGTTCAAGTTCATCGGCGATTTCGGTCAGCGCGACGGCGGCGACCACTTCCGCGACTTCCTCGACTTCGGCGAGACGATAGCCCTCCTTGATCGAAAGCAGTGTTCCGAGATGGGAAGGGAGTTTCACGTCGGCGACGTGCCGGCCATCTTTGTCTGGCTGAAAGTGATAGGTCTTGTCGCCAAGGACAACTTGGGTGCCCTTCTTTCTCTTGATGATGCTCTCGACCAACATTTTTCAGCCCTCGTTGCGGCAAAAGGGCGGCACATTGCGCGCCGCCCTGCTTCGTTGAAATCACTCGTAGTAGGAAACGACGAGATGCAGTCTGGTCGTGCCATACAGGCTGTTGGCCGCCTGCGCGGCGCTGAACGTGACGCCAATGCCTTGGTCAACCGTGGAAAGGTAGTTGGCGGAGGGCTGCGGCAGCGTCATGCGCGCGATGGCGGTGTTCAAGCCAGCGACGGCGACGGCGCTAAACAGGGTCGGGACGGCGTTGAGAGTGCGGGCCGAAACCAGATCGCCAAGCGTTCCGGTCATAATTCCGACCGTGGCATTGGCCGCCGGCAGAGTCGCCAAGGTCAAGGTGACGGAAGCGCCCGCGAGAGCAACCGCGCCAGCCGCGACAAGAAGCGCGTTGGTGACAGTCTGCGTTCCAGTGTAGCCGTTTCCGGGGTTCGTCAGTGTCACCGCCGTCAGCACGCCGGCGGCGATGGTGAACGTGCCAGCGTAGGGCGTTCCGCCCGAGGGAGGCGCGATGACCGGAAGCGGGAAGGTGCCGTTGGCCGTGCCGCTGCCGCCGCCCGTGATGACGCCTACCTGTAGGTTTGCTTCCGCGTAGAGATAGGCGTCGACGATCTTCGAATTGGCCGGCAGCGCGCCGATTTCGAGAATATCGGTCGTCTGCACGGCGCTGTAGCTGAAATCATACATGAAGTCGGCGACGACGAGCGCGGCGGCGACAAGCGGGCTCGGGGCCGTCTTCTGGTAGAGGGAGATGGGGGAAGCGATAGTGGCCATGATCGGAAGTCCTTGCGGAATGAGGAAACCGGAGCCGCGTCATGCGGCTCCGTCAGTCTTGGCCAGAACTTACGTCGGGGCCGGCGCGCTGTAGCTGTCGATCGCCATCACGCCGAAGTCGATGTTGTTGTATCGAACCTTCTTGATGCCGATGATCGTGCCGGCGACGACGGTGGGCTCGTTGCCGAAGTCGCGCAGTTCCTCTTTCCAGGTAAAGCGCAGTCCGCCCGCCGTGCCGTAGGCGACGACGCCAGCCTGTCGGCCCATGAACAGGGCGCGGGCGGCGGGGAGGTTCGCGCCAGCGCCGTAGTTGTTGAAGCGGATCACGGAGGGGTGCGAGTGCAGGATCACGTTGTTGATCATGCCCAGCGAGCCCTTGAACACGGGCGAGTTCTTGCCTTCCGCAGCGGCGGCGGCGCGCTGAATGTCGACCCAGCCGCCGGTGTCGTTGTTCCGCATGTCGTATTCTTGGAACGGCGACATGACGGTGACGAAGTGCTGGCCGCCTTCGATGCTGATGGGCATCATGTTCGGGGTAAGCGGGTTCTGAGCGCGCATCATGGTCGCGGTGGCGACGGCCTGTTCGATCAGGAGCCGCGTCATGATTTCCGTGTTCGTGACCGTCGCAACCGAGGTCGCGCCGCCAGCGAAGATTTGATGCTGCGAATCGGGAGCCAGGAGCGGGTTCTGAGCGAAGCCCGAGAAGTCCAAGCCCTCGATATAGTCCTGGTTCATGCCGCGCGAGCCGCTGAGGTTCATGAACGTCAGTTCGTCGATATACTGCGCCCAATAGTCGGACAGGCGCTCCTTGGCGACGGTGCGAAGATCGTGCGCCGTGCGCTTGCGGGTCATCTTGCCGCCGGCCGAGACGGCGTGGCGCGTCTGGTCGATCGTCACCTGATCGGTGAAGAAGCGCAGATTTTCCTCGCGGCCCTCGACGCGCTGGTCGCCGGTGACGGGGCGATTGCGGAGAAGGACAGACAGATCGAAGGAGATGGTGTCGCCGGCGTCGGAATCGAGTTCGGTCTTGCGCTGAACGATTCGATTCTCGCCTTCGCCAACAAACTTCTTGGTGAAATAGGACTTGAGCGAAATGTCGACGGCAAGGCCGGCGGACCACTTCTTTTGGGCCATTACGGCCCCAAACGGGATAACGGTAGTCGTCATGGCGAGTGCCTCATGAGGGTTAGACCCTGCATCAAGCACTCATGCGCTATTCCGCTGATGGGTTACGTTATAGGATGGCAGGCTTAGGTTCAAGCCCTTTTTGCTTGAACATTGTCGTTTTTTTCTTTGTCAAGGCCAAAAGCGGGGGCGAGTTTGATTATCACCCCTGCCTCTGCTTGAACCTCAAGCCGCGCACGCCTCCCGCTCTTGTGCTTTAGGACGATGGTTACGCCGCCGATGCGGAAGGTTTCATCGACGCCAATATCCCAAAAAGTTGTCGTGCGCGACATTGTGGTGTTTCCCTTTAAGCCGTGGCGAGATACGTGGCGCGGTCGCGCTCGGACAACTCGCCAAGGCGGCGCTCGTATTCGATCGGATTGGAGTCCGCGAGGCGATCGAGCGCGCCGTAAGGGCTAAGGTCCGTGGCTTCGATGTCGGACGCGGGAACGCGCGCCAGCGTCGGCGGGATGATCTTCGCGGGCTTGGTGGCGGCTTTCGCCGCCGCAGCCTGGGCTTCCTCCGTCGTCGCGCCGGTGGCGACCGCCTTGCCGAACGCCTTGTTGTAATCGTCCGTGAACATCTTGTAGGCGGTTTCGAGCTTCTTCTTGTCGGACATGCCGTTGTATTTTTCGTCGCTCGTGACGCCCTTGACCACCACGTCGAAGGCGATCATCGCGCTATTGCTCTTGGCAATGCTCGATCCGGTCGTCGACATGAAGTCCCGAACCGCGCCAGCCCATTGGTTGAACCGCTGCGACTCGGACATTTCCTCGGCGAGAGCGGCCTTCTTCTGCTCCCACTTGATTTCCTCGCGGCGCGCGTTGGTGGCCT